CTTTTGATGGGTCTGTAGCATCTTGTCGATTAGGATATTGAACAGCCTGCCTGCTAACTTAAATGTCTTGCCAATGCGCGTGTCTACGTCTACTGGCGTTCCCTTAGTTGTAGTATTAAAACTACTATCAGCGTGAAAGAAATCACCCACGTTAAGCAATACGCCTGTGCTGGCATTCCCTACGCGGTTAGCTAGTCGGTCGGTGGCATCAATCAGAATCTCAGTGGCAATTTTTATATCCCAATCATCATCATCAACTTTAGATTCGCTGTCAGCCAACATACCAAAGTGGTGGTCGCCAATCATATACATGGCAAGGTAATCATCAGAGACTTCTACAGGTGTAGATGACTTTCTTTTGAACCCATCAAGGTCTTCTTTAATGCCTTCAATCATCAAGTCAAGGCGCTGCTTCATGCTTTTCTTTTGCGGCTCTTGGATTACCCATTGCAGGGCTACAGAGCCATCTTCTTTATATGCAGTAGATACGCGCTTGGCATCAAAGCCTTGCATAGTTTCTTTATCGACGTTTAGGTGTGGTGCAACTGCCTTTGTAGCGGCTTTTTCTTCTAGTCTTTGTAAAAGTTTATCAACAGCTCGTCTATCTATTCCCAATTTCTTAGAGGCTTTATTGTTTGATCCGCATGAAACTACTGCGGCTAATACTTCACGTTGCCTCTCGGTTGTTGCGTAATTATAAAGAATTGATGGATCGACTTTAGACATCTGTTACCCCTTGTTGTCTTTAGATGGAAAAAGAACATAAACATTGTTTTTAGATCGTTTCGCCAAGCTATTGTGCATCATTTCATAAACTTTTGTAACTTCATGGCTTTTTAGCTTCGCTGTAGACTTAACAGACGGGTATAAAGCTAACTGTATTGGCCTCCAAATTAGATTTTTGACTGAATCTTGAGTCCACTCAACTTCGACCAACTCGTCATTGTCACGAAATATATCGCATTTAACGTATTGATACATTCCACAGTTATTTAAAGAGTCAGCTACTAACGTGCAATATTTGTGCAATGCAGATTGTTGTTTTCTGCTAAGTAAATCGCCATGCTTCCAATAAAAAGTAGTGTATTTATTGTTGTCAAAATTATCACTAACAAAGCCTTTAAAAAACTCTAAGGTTGCTTTTGAGTTGACACAATATTGATCGCCGTGAATCAAGTAATCGTTCATAATTTCATCCTCAACCATTTGTCAGACAATCTTTCTTCATGAGTTTCCAACTGCGGTACAGCTTCTTTAACTCTAGGATTGCTTGAATATTTCCCGTCAGGTGCGCGCAAGTCATTATCAGAAACTATGTCTTTCATTTTTATTCTTCCCCACATAGTAGAGCTGTCTACGCCAGCAGCATCAGCATAATCAGCCGCAGTGTATGACTTACCCGTAATTAGCTTTGGATGACTGCCAACAAATTCCCAACTAATAGCACCTTTCCGCTCTTTAAATTCGTACAAATGCTCATCTTTTACCAAGTCTGTGTAGCGCAATCTATTTCTAAGTGCGCCTGACTTAATTCCAGTGTGTTCTGCTATTTCTCTAACAGTCCAAGCCTTATTTAAAAGCTCTGGAAACCTTTGACCTTCATAAAAAAACTTTAGCATTGCCTATCCCCTTGTAGGTTCATCGCCGCCATCAAAATAAAAGCCGCGTGTAGTTAAGTAATATTGTTTTTGTGATTCTCTTTCAATCCCGTCTAACCAGGTTACGTCTGTTAATGAGCAATCTAACGTCCTGCCCCTTATTGAATCATTGGTTTTATTAGTAGATGCCGATGCTGGATTATGATTTGCGGCATAGGGTGATAATCCACCTGTTGCTTTAGTTCTTGCTAACCATGAACCAATAAACTTTTTCATGCCTCCCTTTGTTTTCCGTTTAGCTGCGTTTGTAAACAGCCACATCTGCATTGCTTTGCATTCTGTGCGCACCAAATCATCACCGTATGCCTCAATATAAACTTCATATTCAGCATCTGGTATTTCGTATTCATCGCCATTCTTTAGTAGAAATTTCATTTTCCCCCCATGTAGTATTTAGCCACACTGCACTTCTCTAGGTAACGGTTGTACACGTTGATACGATCAGACTCTATCGGATAACCTTCTTGTTTTAGCTCGTATATCCTAGTAGCTAACTGAGTAACACCAAGCCTGTCGTAAGCTTGTAATGATGTGATCGTGTTACCGTTTTGGAAGTGTTCCAGTAATCTCTCTTTTTGACTCATTGCTCACTCCTTTGGTTCGGCTTCGCCTCACCCGTATGTGTTAAAAGGTTTTTATAAAATACTTTTTGACAGATGAATTTACCCTTTTACTAGCAAAAGCTAATAATTTTGTAAAACTCATAAGGGCTATCGTATTCGTATCGGATATCCAACCTATCTTTAGTAAACGCCAATTTACTAAGGGGCTATGTCTGGAGGGTCAACCACGCTCTGACGTTTTATCTAAGGAGTTCGTCAGCCTCTAGCCCGAATACTGTTTTAAGAAGGAGTTGTTAGGAAATATAACATTGATATACTACGCCTTCTTGTTTCTCGCACGACAAGTATCGTTGATCCTTCAACGCTTGTAAAGCCCCCTTCGCGGGGGGCTTTCTTTAAAGCTTATTTATTACTTGGCTCAACCCAATCTTCAAGACCTAAAAAGTCATCAACCGTCATATCAAACAATGCACAGATATCTTGTATCTGATGGTACTTCATGTCTGGACGTTGACGCATAAGTCCTGCGACCTGGGGCGATACACCAAGTAGATTAGCCAAAGATACTGTCGTCATATCTTTCTTTACTTGAGCTATTTTTAAACATTTGCCTATATTTGCATATTTCATTTTATTGTCCTGTGGTAATGTAGGTGGGTAGATTCCCCTATCTACACTCTCCTAGTTGGTTTTCCCCCCTCGAAAGGGGGGGGTTTTTAGGCTAAAAGGGGATGTCATCATCCATATCAGCGGGTGCAGCGGCTTTAGCTACTGGTGCAGCAGATCCACCTTCTTTCTTTTGTCCTAATTGGACGCTTTCAATAATGCAGCAAGCTTGTGAGTTTTTTACACCATCTTTTTCCCATTGTTCCAAAACAAATTGACCTTGGACAGTGACTGGTGTGCCTTTTAAGACGTAAGGAGCAAGCTTCTCAGCTCGTTCGTTAAACATCTTGCAGTTGACCCAACTAGTTTTCTTGTTATCGCCCCAACCTTGAGATACAGCAACTGAAAAGCTACCGATTGCCTTACCATTAGGTGTGTTTCGTACTTCCATATCTTTACCGACATTACCTGTGAAAATCATGCTGTTAATGCTCATTTGTTTTTCTCCACTTCTAAATTAATAATATTTACAGCCTCTTGAACTTCTTTGGCTAGTTTTTTTATGTACTCTTCGTCACGTTCAACTCTAACAAGCACATGGTCTAACAGTGGATGAAACGCAAAAGCATCCCACCACTTTCTATCTGTGACCCACATACAACCTTGTATTTGCTGCCAATACTGTTTAACTAGCTCTTGAGGGTCACGCATATACTTCACTTGAGTGGCCCCTAGAGGACACTTGATTTCCAAACCACCTTCTTCTCCGATCAATCCGTCAGGAGAGCATCCATACTCACCGGCATCATTTGTTATAAAGCCATACTCATTAACGGTGTTATCAGTTAAAAATTCGTAGTTTTCTCGTGCAAGTGGTTCCATTTCTGTACCTCGAACCATTGCCTCGCTAGTGTGATGCTCTGTAAGTTCACCAGAGAGCTTTTCTGCAATTAGCTGATTAACATAACCAACTGATTGTGTACTTGGCTTACCTGTGCGCGTAATTAGCTTAGAGAATGCACTAGCAGAAGGGCAACCCAGGCGCGATCTTCTCCACGCCTCGGAACCTTGCTCATCTTCAAGAATAATCACTTATTAGCCTTTTTAGTTAAGGCTCCAAACGCTCTATCAAAATATTGCACTTGCAACTGATCTACAGTTGAGCAATTAAAAGCTGTACAGAATTTCTCAACATCACTTTTTGTAGATTCTAATAGTGTTTTAATTTGTGCTGCTTGTTCAGGTGTAATTGCTTGAGTAATGTCGCCACCTCTTAGCATTGCTGACTCTGCATCGTCATCTACCTGTGGAACGCCAGCCATAGCCGCTAAAGCATAGCGACGAGCATACGTCACGCATGAACCGCCAGCCTGTGGGTCTTTCTTGACCATTGGAAGAACAAAGTCTTGCTCCAACCATTGACCAGATTTGTGCATTAACCTAGTGGTCACACCCGCACCATTTTCATTACTAAGCGGGAATTGCACATAGCTCAAACCATTTTCTGCAAATGGCTTCTTAATCACTTGCATAACATCTGATAAATTGGCATAAGTTGACTTAAAGAATGGGTTATCACTACCTTTTACTGCTCCACCCATGTCTTTTTGAGCTAATCCAATAGCAGTTGCAATAAGTTCAATACTTTCACTTGTTTTCATTTAGATAATTCTCCTAATATTTGTTCCATTTCATACCTTGAACCATAACCACGGTAATAGTCGTTCGGCATACCTTTTCTTTCT